TTGCTTGTTGACCCAATCGAATAGCCATGTCAGTTGTTCGCAACCCGACATCAATTGGCTGGCCTAACTTAACTTCACGCTCAAAGAAACCAAGGTCGTTAAGTGTTTTACCTTTCATGTTTTGTAGATTCATTAGAATACCTACAGTGCTGGATTCAAGTGTTGAGATAGATAAGCGTTGGGCGGGGTTGTCAGCGTTGTAAACAAGCATGGGTTTGTTGGTTGAACTCAATACATTGTCACCCAAAAAGGGTACTGCGGTGCTACTATGCCCCGGTGTTTCTTTATGTGTGATTTGAATTGCCGACTCACCCTCAACAATTTGATAGCGAGTTTCGGGCATGACTTGGAAAGTAGATGCGTTACTATTTTCAATGGTAACTTTTGCTTGTACACCTGTACTCGTGTCCACCTTTGCATGATGAACGGCGTTGTCAACGAACACCGGCTTACGCACATGGTCCATCACTGCGGGCATGTCAGTACTAAACCGACCAACAACTGTATTCTTTATGACAGCCATTAGCAGTTCCACCGTTTAAGAGAAGCCCCTTTCGGTGTCAATTTACCTTTCTTACTGGTTGGTCCTTTTACACCACTCATACGGGCGCAGAATGATTTACGACGCTTGGCCTTCTTTGAGCCGGGCTTAAGTTTACTTGGTTTAGTAGTTACAGGTGGTTTAAGATTAGAGCCTTGTTCACGCTTTGCTTTTGCTCGACCTTTAGCGTTTAGTCCACCCTTACGATGATGCTTGTTTGGATTGTAACCGTGAAATGGTTTACTCTTTTTCTTAGCCTTCATCAAAGCAAACGCATTTTCCATTGGTGTACAACAATTACAAAAGTCGTATTCAATCATGCGCCATCACCACTGTGGTCTGTTGAGTTGTAGGAGACATCTCCTTTATGTCCTTTTGGATGAAGAGACTGGGAGAAGCGTGGTTGTACACTGTAATCCTTACGAACAACAGTCTCGTCGTTTTCTACAGATGTACGGCGGCGTGATGCATCGGAACGATAGTGTTCTAAAGTATTCTCACTGATAATTACACGAGTAACTTCATTGTCAATTTTACTGCTGTCAAAGCCGCTGTCAGCCGTTCCGATAATCTTTGGACCCTTACTCATAGGCACAGTGTCACTTGCACTGATGTCCATAAGATAAGCAGGTGCGTAAGGCGGGTTGGTATCGGGACTGGTTGAGCGCATGTATGTACCACCACCAGTTGCTCTACCGTTGTCAACATTATACAGATACAAACCGTACTTACCACCAGCGGTAGCACCGAAGTAATTACTACCGTATTGCGGGGCTGATGAATGCAAATTAAGGTTAGAACGGAACATCTCGATGTGTTGCTTGTCCATTAAACGAACAGGTCGCATCATGTATGTAATTGTTTTATCAATAGCATTTGCTCGCTTACCAGCACTGGTAAATGTACTTGTAACATATGGGTTGCTACCCATTGCCGTAGGTGGACCAAAACTCAATGTTGTATTTGCGTTGGTAGCAGTAGTATCATGACTCAAAGTAAAACAAGTTGCATTATTGATAGCGGCGATAGTCGCACTTGCATGAATACCCGTTCCCGCTACAGTCATCCCTACAACTAATTTTGCAGTTGAATCCATAGTGACATGTCGAACACTTGTTGAAGAACCATCGGACAAACCGGATGTGTGGTTTGTATCACATGTAGCATCAGTAAAGCCACCCCAATTACTGTCATCAATCGGTGAAAGATAATTGCGGGTTTCAGCAAGGTAAGTACCACCAAGCGGGTTAAAGTTCGATGTATGACTCATACGCACTGCGCCACCTTGAGGTTGCCCTCCAAAGTTGAGTGCGGTAAGGTCGTAATTACCTATTGTTTGAGAACCAGTTTGCATACCACCTTGAAGTATAACACGCTGTCCTACATTGCGGTCAGTGTGTAGACTGTGCGCTTCGGTGTTGATGATGATTTGATTAGTGTCAACGCCTTGTAGGTTCTCGGTGTCAAGACCGATACGAGGACTACTGCGGCTTACTGCATCTTTATGCGGCGAGTCGCCAACTATGTTCTCCATACGGTCACTTACTACTGCTTCGGGCTTGAGTAGTCCGTCTTCTGCAATCTCCAAGCGTGAACTGATACCACGAGGCACTTCTGTGTTTTGCAATACATCGTTTCTTGCACGAATAAAGCCATCGTTAAGTATAGGCTCGGCGGTGTGATGAGAGAGAACAAGTCCTGTTGTATGAATAGGCTCACTCAATGCCGTGAGTATATCTTCGTTAAACTGCGTTGGGTATCGAATACCTCTACCGTTACCCATGTCACCTACACGCTGTGCGTTTGAAGGCATGAATACATCAACCAAAGTGTTTGTATCATTATTATTAGTGTTGTTTAAACGACCGCCAAATCTTGGTAGAGTTGCTGATATACTCAATGCTGTATCAGCCGCATTGGTGAGTCCCTTCAAATTGACAAGGTGGTTGCCGTTGTTATGTATTCGTTGATACGGTGTTCGGTTGTTGCGTCGGTCGTATTCGTATGCGTCACCCGCATCCCATGATGGGCGAATACCAAATGAACGGACAGGGAAACGGCGAACATCTTCACCACGAGTATTACCCCACCAATCAACTATGTAATACTTAACGGCATCCTCAATCGAATCTAAGCCCTTACCGTTACCGTCACCCCACCAATCACGCAGGACAGTAGAACTATTGCGTAGGGTGCGTACAGGGCAACCGAATGGGCGGGTAAATCGTACACCGTCACTGTATCGAACCTGCCACTCCGGTTTGTCAATACCAAGCATACCGGAGAAGTTGGTTTGGCGTTCCATAATACCAGTGTAGGTGTTCGGGAAAGTAGAGGTTGAACTACCACTACCACCAGCATATGTTGAAGTTTGAGTTTCTGTTTGTACCAATGGACCATGAGTGTAACCTACACTGGCGTTGGTGGCGGTCACTGCTGTTTCTCGCAATGCTCGCAATCCATACATAGACCACTGCGGCTTGTTGTATGGTTGGCGTAGACCAAAGCGATAACCGAATGGTCGTGGGCGTGTTGGGTTGCTAATGCCATCATACGATGATTTACTGATACCACTACTTACAGCATACGAACCATCATCGTCAGCATCCGACCATATAGGTCCATCAAAACCGTATTCTCGTGGATAGTCCCATGTTGATGAAACATATCCATAACCATCAAGACGGCTTACCAGCGGCCCACCACGACTACCGCAAGGCCAAAAGTGATTGAGCATACTCTTTGTGGCTGTATCAGTGCTGTCCGATTGTCCACCTTGCATGAGTCCTGTACCAATAGTGGTATCAATCGTTTGAGCAGTTTGAGGTGTCCCATCAGCACTATCAATGTAAATAATTGAACCTACAGTAATTTGAGGTGGTAGTGTATCAAAGACTACAACACTTGTACCTCCTTCTGCAACAGCACCGTTTACTTGATACATACGACCATCAACAAATATGTAATCTTCATCCCCGATAGCCTCTCCACCGTTTGTTGTGATTGTATTACCAGTGTGTGATACAACTTGACGAGTGTGTGTACCATCAGCGGCAAGGTCAGCGGCCTTGTAATAGCGCAGTGAATGATTTCCACTCGCCATAGTTGTCAATGGTGTACCCTTAACATTGACACACCCTGTTAATGTTGTACCGCCAGCACCACCACCGGTATAAGTGAATATTTCTTCTTCACTACCACTGTTGACATACACTGTATTTGTACCACTTGTAGGCCATCCAGCCATGATAGTACCTGTAGCAGTAACAGTTGTACTACTCACACTCGCTGATGTAGCAGTGTAGTATGTGGATTGGGCTTCGGTAGGAGGCATGGCTGTTTTCATACGCAAGGCAAACGGTCCCATACTGGCATAGTAAGTAGCATCGTGGTAGTGAACTGTTTCAAAGTGTTCCGGCATACTGTTGAGTGGTTTTTGGTTGATGGCTCGGTCAGTCAGTGGGTTCAACCATGTTCGACTCGCATCGCTGTAGAAAGTGTGGGGGCGACCAAGGTTTGGATGCCAAAGACAAAGGAAAGCATCAGCCATATGTAGACTGTTGGTATCACGACTACCTGCTAATGTTTGTGATATAGTACGAGTCGATACACTTGTTTCAGTATCAGTAAATATAGTTCTTGCAGGTCGGAAATCATACGCACGAGACAAGCGTATTTTTGTCCCTGCGGTTAAATTACTGGTAAAATCACTATTGGCTACGATAGTAAATTGCATAGGTTTGTTCATATTACTTGAATCGTAACCACTGCGTTCAGTGTAAGTGTGCGTTCTTCGTGTGCCTGTAGCGTCGGTGTATTCAAGCACCATACCATAGTAAGGTTGTTTAGGGAATCCACGAGCATCGTCTACTTTGATAACTGTACTTGATGTAAGACTAACAAAACTACAAACAGGTGTAAGACTGATGTTTTCAAGAATCTCCGAGTATAGGTCGGGATAGAAACTTGGGTAGCCAGCAAGCGTAATTTGAGAAGCAACTGAACCGCTACTTGCTCTTAAGAACTCATAGTAACTATCAAGACGATGCCAAGACAAATGATTGAAGCGGTCAGCATCGGCATCATCGGGGCCAACCTTGTGTACGATAGACCACCACGGTATATTGGTAGTAAATCCGGGTGATGCGTCAATAAACATATTTGGTTGATAAGGTAGTGAGCGACGAACAAAGGCTGGTGATTCTGTGGCTTGAACACCAAGCGGGTTGTATAACATCAGTGGCGGGATATTGGTGAAGTGGCTACCGTGGTCGGGGTCATGGTCAATCATCAACTCATTAACAAATACTTCACACCCTCTTACATCAGCCATTGTAGCGTTTGCTAAAACAAGAGTGTAAGCACCGTATCTACTGTCGGGTTCACGAATACCTACAACCAGTGCAACCTGTTGGCTTGTCAACTCATTGACACTACCATCCGGTGTGGCTGTAGCACCACCATTTGCGTGATAACCAATAAACTGCGAACTGTGCATATTTGGTTGTATAATAATTTGATACGCACCAACTTCAGCAGGGTCGGGGAAATGTTCCTTTAATGTGTAAGTACCTGCGGCTTCAAGCACTATAGTATGACCACCCTTTGAGTTGACGACACCTGCTTCACCTTCGGATGCTAGTACACCATAACCATCGTTACGCAACTTGGTTTCAAACATCAGTGAAAAACCACCACCGTGTATGTCACTTGGGCCGCTTGGTGTAGCGGTTAATGAACCAAATACCAACAATGGGTCATAGGTAGGAAAATTAGGAGAACTTGTAATCAAATCATCCATGTCAAAATTCTCGTCAATAATCGTAAACTCATCCGATTGTAAAGTGGCCGCACGACAGGCTCGGTGTTTGTCGTATAATCCTTGATAGGCAGGGTGCGCCCAATGTCCGGGTAGCATAGCCATTGTAGCGTTGACAAAGTGATGACCCATACGAGGTATAGGTGCAGGGGTGAGTTGCGGCTTTTTGTAAATTGAATAGCCAGTCATGGCTTCTTCTGCTGTCACCGAGTAGTTGACATAGTGCGTATGTGCCATGTCGGGGCTGTTACCGCTTACTTCGGCATGGTCCCGAATACGGCGTGAACCATAGAATCGGGTGCTACCAGCAGGGATATAATACGACGGAACAACTTTCAGTGCTGTAATACTACTAAGAACAAGTTTGTTGAATGTTTCATCGCCTACGCAACCTGTAAATGTAGAACCGCTGATACCAGTAAAAGATGCCACACCACCTTCATCAGTGGTTGGATTGTACAAGCGGAGGAATCTACGCTCTCCAACACGCTCTTTGTTACCGAATGTAGAATCATAGACAGCGGAGTTTACACTTGTATTCACTGTTAAAGTAGTACCGCTAAAAGATACGGCTGTAAGTTCGTGATTTACAACACCACCGCTGTGTGAATAGATGACGGGGTGCTTGTGAGTGTTGGTGTTACCCATTTTTGTTACATGGAAAAACAAGGTGCGGTCGTGTAATTCGTATGCTGTTTCAAGGGGTGCGTTTCCAGTGGAACTTTGCCAGCCCGACATTGTACTTTCGGGGCTTGTTTCACCTTGTTTGAGATGTTCCCAGTTGTGGTCACTGTAAGTAGGGCCAAGGTTTGGACTCACTAAACTGTTATCGAACATATGCTCTACGGTAGATTTTGTCATCATACCGCCTGTACCCATCGTTTCAGTTTGATAGGCTTGGAGTCTATCAAAGCCGGAACGAACAATCAAGTTACCGGGTATAGAATCGGGGTTCGGTAAGCGTATTTTCATATTCGGTTCAACACCGCTACCAGCAATAGCGGGGGCTAAACCTTGCGCTGAACGGTTTGATAGTTGAGTAAACGCTCGTATGATTGTCCCAAACGGTGAACCACCTTCTACTGTATGTTCTTGCCCTGTATCATCTACTACTGTAATACTTTCAAACTGAATTTCTTCATTTGGTATTTCAAGAATATTACGCAGTAAATCGGGGTGGCGAGATGCCATCTGTGGGTGTGACAATTCTTGCGCTTGGATGATAGGGAACATAGCACTGTTAGTTGACTCAAAGGTAAATCGGTTGTTACCGTACAGTTTTTCACCAGTGGTGTAAGCATTACCACCTGCTACACGAGTAACAAACGGTACAGCACCTAATCCTCGTGCGTTTGGTGCAGGTAGGCTAAGGTTGCCTCCATCCATCCGTTTCCAAACTACATGCTCAACGCTAAAGTTTTGTGCAGGGGTACGCTGTGATAACTTGTAACCGTTGGTGTCACCAAGCCAGTAATCATCATTAGTGTAATTATAGTTATCAATTTCAGCATCACTACTACTTTCTTCTAATTCTTTTGTAATATTACGAGTAACATCAGTAGCAACTTCAAGTTGAATAGAACCCGGACTTATATCAGTGTCAAAGAATAAATCACCTGTAACAGCAAAACAAGGTTCTGCGTTGTATAGATTCGTGTCTTGGTCGCCAGTCAATGCTGTATGTAACACATAAGCCGCAGACGGAACATCAGCAGTAGGTGTTGCGGTTCCGCTGACAATCAAGGCTTCTACATTCGGACCAGCATTAGCAGGAGCAATATATCTTTCAGCATCATGGAATCGCTCATCCCACCGTGTTGTACCAGCAAAGGTAATAGCAGTAGAGGCGGCTACACCGGCACGAGTTTTTGATACAACAGACAACCAATCACCGGTTGCTGTTATACCATCACGGTCAGTCTTGGCTACAAGTGCCAACTCACTTTCGTTACTGATAACAAGCATCGCTCGACTAAATACACCTTGCTGATGATGTAATTTTTTATCAAGAATATACGATGTATTGGAATCTGTTGCTTCTAATATGTGAGGCGGTTTAGCACTCATTATGTCCTTTGTACTTTCAACATCAGTAAAGTCATAAGCCGTGTACCATGCATTGTTTGTTGCTAAACCGATATTCCAAGTGTAAGGAGTACTAATAGCAACATCGTATGATACATTAGATGCTTCTTGTCCGTTGACTCTCGGACTTGCTTCGGGACTGTTGTACATCGGATAAGAACTTGGGAGGTGTCCTAATACATTCATACATGAGGCTGATGAACCATACGGAGTGAAGCCTAATTTGGGATGCCAAGCACCCTTTCCAGCACCGTAAAGGTTGGTGGTAAAGGTAAGTGTACGAGTTGCACTTCGTTCTGCATTAGCACTTAACTCAAACGCTGTGCTACTGGTAATACTACGAACATAAGCACCACTTGGAATATTAGTGCCACTCACTAACATACCAATCTTAAGACTTGCTGTTGAGGTCATAGTTACTGTAGCATCGTTATTAGTTAAAACACAAGAACTGGTGAATGAACTTGTATCGACCTTGAGAGAGTTAAGGTACGAATAACGCTCTCCCGCCCACCCTACAGCCCCTACAGGGCGTGTACGGTCAATAGCATCCACCAAGCCACCAAAATGAACTTGAGTCATGTGGTTACGAGGTGTTTCGTATTCGTTGTTAAAGCGATGAACACCAGCCTTCGACCAAACAGCCAACCCTTCAAATGCACCGTATGAATATGGAGGTGAGCCATCATCGGGGAAAACATCAAGGCCGGGTGTAGGGAAAGTAAGTGTAGCACCTTGACATTTATTATGCCATGTCATACGGTCTTCAAGAACAGGTAATCCGCTTATTCTATTCGGTGCAAGATAAAATCTTACTCTAAATGTACCGCTATCGTTAAACACTTCTCTACTGTGATAGCATCCCCATGTAGGTCCAACATGGTATTCAAACGATGTAATATCTCCTACAGTATGGTCCCTACCACCGCCCGGCGAGCGTAACCAACCACTCATAGGAATTTGTTCTAATTCTTCTTGAGTAGCATTGGCTATTGTAGCCTGTACGAATACCTTAGAGTTTGACAACGCTGTTCCGGCTAACAATTTATCGAGTAAAGTATCATCATCATTACTATAGACAACTTCTGCTGACTCAAAATTAACAATCCATCCATATCTGTCTTGACGCATTGCGTTACCCATAGACGGTAGGAATGTCCCACCCATTGCTTTCAATGCACCTTTACCCGGATTTTCGTTAATCGCTTGACCGATGATAGTCGCTAGTTCTTCACCGTTTTGACAGCGTGTACCATCTACAACAATATAATCACTGTCAAAGTTAAGTGCCGTTTCGCTGTTCGCACCTTCAAGAATAGTTTTAGCCATAACACCCGAAACACGGAATGCTGTAGCATTAACTTGGTTCCATGATTCTAAGGCGTAGCGATAATTACTGTTGGGATTTGGTGCGTTGAAAGACATTTGATTATCAAGCCATGAACCACCCGGATGATACCCACCATCCATGTGAAATGTCATATCTGCACTCATGGCGATACCGTAGTAAGAAATCGCACAGTGTTTGTAAGGGTGGGCTTTCCAGTAGTCTGCTTTATTATCACTGGTAATTTTACCACTTGTTGGATTTGTAAAGACTTCACCATAATGAGAACCATGTTCCGGTCGTTGTTGTAAGTAACCTACATTGGGAATACCTTGCGGTGGCGACCAGTTAAGAGTAGTACGCCAATGATACCTGTTTCTTGCTACTTGATATGCTGAATCGGGAGGACCGTACAAATCATCGCTATTGGTAATTTCATTAGGTAAGTAGGAATGTATCGGTACTCTACTCCAAGTGTTACCTGTAGTAACAACATATCCGGGGTGTGGTTCGACAGCCGCATTGGAGTTGTCATCTTCGGTGAATGGGAATGCTTGACCGGGACCATAGACAAGGTAGGTGGTTTTGTTTTCAATATAATTAAATGTTAAAGTACCGTTTGTCACCGAGCCGCCAGTCGTAGCGGCTGACAACTCAAATGTAGTTGCGTTAGTAATGGATGCTACTGTAGCCCCATCGGGAATACCTGTACCTGTAACAGTCATCCCTACAATAAGTTGCGCTGTAGAATCCATTGTTATTGTCGGGTCATTATTGTAGTCACAAGTAGCATCAACGATAGGTTGGCTGTCGTGGTAGCGGGCGGTAGGATGAGCAAAGCGAAGCACCAAAGGTACTGGCTGTTGACGAACAACACCTGCGGCGTACCTTGCTCGTACATCACCTGCCGCCGCCGCATTGAGTAAAGTGAAGTTGTCATCTAAATTACCACCCCGTAGGTCGGGTGATAGGATGCTATTCTTGTTTGATACTGGGCTGTTAATTGACCCTCGGTGCTGATTAAGTAAGGCTGTACCGGGGAAGAAAGCGAGCAGTGCATTACAATCCACCATAGCAAACGACCCACTAATTTCATTGGCGTTTTGAATACCCGCTGTTCCTGTTGGTCCACCGGAATACGGATGGGTGTAGAATGAAGAGTAATCGTTTTGTGTACCATCGTTGATATCAAGAGTGACACCAGTAAAGCCACCACCAAAGTAAAGTGGCACCCAATGGTCAGGGCTATCTCTGCCACCTCTGAAGTAAAGGAATGGGCTAGACATCTTGCTTCCAGCCCTACGGACTCCATCGGTTTTCATTCCATTTTTGACATCTCCATTCCGCATCAATATCTCAGTTCCCGAAATAGTAGAGTTATTGAAATTAGCACTAGTACCTGTAGCAGCACTGTATGCTAATTTGATTTCTGCATTAGAACCATCTCTCTGACTAGTGACCTCTGCATATTCATCAGACCCTAACCAAATTGTAAACCTTTCACCCCAACTGTAAGCATCATCTGAACCGGGCACACATATTGAATATAGGTAAGTGTTACTTGCCAAAGTCAAACGAGAAGATGATATGCTACCGAGTTTAATCATAGGGCTGTCTACCTTTGGTATAATGTGGTCACCGGCTACGCTTGTGTAATTGTCTCCACGAAGGTTTCTTTGCCAAGTAGATATGTCGACAGGGTTGTTTTGGTTGTCTACTCAGATAGGAGTGGCAGTATTAGCATTAGTTCCCCTGTATCGGGTAGTGACATGTAGTACAGTTTCAGGGATGTAGCCAACATCTAATCTTGTGCCCGCATCTCTTTCATTATCAGTTAGGCCACCAGTATGTTTTGAAGTTACAGTCGCATCACTACTTGCACCTTCCATCAACCCCCAGTCTTTACCTCTTGATACCTCAAACAACTTACTGAGAGGAACCTTAGTAGGGCTATTCGACTTTATCTTTATCGCCTTCTCACTAACTCCCCACTCGCCTAATGTACGACCATCAGGTGCAAACATATCTCTACAATCAAAGTAATTATTATCGCTCGTAGGGTCAGAGGTTGTCATAGCAAACTCAACTGCTGCCGCTATAACTTCGTCTGTAAGTACGCTTGTGAAGTTTATTCTTGGACTTATCACATAGTCTACCCCGCTAATTGCAGCATCAATTCCACCAGTGCATCCGTAGAAAGTGTGAGTTCCAGTCTTGTCATTATGAGAGCGACTTGTATACGAAATGGTAATTCCTTTGTTAGCGCCGCCGTCTGTTGTCAGTTGCAATAAGCCAGCCTCAGGGAATCCAAGATAACCTAAGATGTCAGGATGAGACAGTGTGCCACTTGTGTCATAAGGTGCAGAGAAAACTATTGACAAAGTCTCACCAGTGCCTGCTGAACTGTGACTTAGGGTTACTGCTCCGTGTATACCCACGGCAGGTGAAGGATATGTGTTCCAAAGATTGCCCTTGTACTCCTTTTCAGTACCGCCTGTTTTCTCTCCGCATACATCACCTTTGCCAACCATGTGGCGACCGATAGTGAATCCACCTTGGCCTACATCTCTATCATCGAAATGAATAACTACTTCCTCATCAATCGTAGGTGGTAAGATAGTCAAATCGTTTGCAAACGACTGACCGTATTCTTTGTACACCATTCTTACAGTATGGCTACCCCCTCGATGGTCAACAAATCTAATCCCGTAGAGATTACCGTCTCCTATAGTCTTAGGTTTCATTTCTGCTTCAGGAATATAACCAGTTTCGTTTACTGGACTTACGCTATGTATAGTACTGCCGAGCATAGCCGTGGCAGCATTAGCAGCGTTTCCATAAACTGTGTTAAATCGAGCCACTTCTCCATCTCTACCCATACCCCANNACCGGGTATACCTGCCTTAGTTATACCACCGAAGTTAATTCGGGCTTGTGCACATGTACCAGTTCTGAGACCTTCTACTATAGTTGCAGATGGGCCCTTTGTTTCAAAGGACTCGTTTATAACAGTGTTACTGCTTCTGCCGGAGGCCACTTCTCTAAAAGTATCAGCAGAGATTGTACCTTCGACAGTTTCAGGCCCTATGCTTAGGTTATTAGAAAATGTATCTAGTGTTTCTTCAGGAGGCAAGAACTCTTTGAGAGTGGTGATTGGAGCAAACGGTCTACCGAATCGGTTGATAGGCATAGGTGCAGGGTG